GCATGCCAACCGGGATGGGATGCCTGCAACAGCCCGGCTTGCAAGCTTTATAAAGAGATGGGCGCCGGCACAGCAAGCCTAGGCTGGGGCGACCCGGACGGTACCGCGTTCGGCGTCGTCTTGCCCGACACCGCGGCGGCTGCCGTCGAAAAAGCTTATAAGCTTGTACAAGAAATAATAGGAGATAATTGTATATGGACTTGGTGGTTTTTATATCAGCCAATGCACGATAATCCATCACCGGACGTGGACAAGGGCGGCGTGAAAGGCATCACCGGCGACCCAAAATGGGCGAAACAACTGTCACTTTATGCTAATTTAGCCGGCGATTACAAGGATTGGGATAGTAATTCTTTTGCTTCGGACTCCCAGAGCCAACATCAATATGAACTGTTGCAGTATGCTGTACAAAAGGAAATGGTCAAATGTCGATATGCTTATATTAATACTATATCGCAAAAGTATAATAAAAAGAAAGAAGAATATGAAAAGTTACACGACAAAGTGGTAAAGCTAGCTAAAGAACTTGGTTTAGATATGACAACTTTTATGGGTGCTTTGTCTTCTAATGCCGTGCAGGGCATCGCATATGATGTTTGTAAATTATATATTTTTGCTGCATTCATTTTGGCAACAAATTTTATGAGTGGCACTGATTGCCCGACCGACTTCGATTATAGCGCCGCTGATATTAAAAAAATAGGCATGGCAAAATTAAGAGAAATGTTTGTCGACGTTTTTCAAGATATGGTTGAAAAAATTATGCAAACTTATTCTGGGGCTAATATTGCTGGAGTGATGAAAATAGATCAACTTCAGAAAGCAACTAATTATAATCATGAAGAATTCAAAAATGCCGTAACTAAGGTATTTGATGAAGATTCAGCAATTGCAGCCGCCGGCGGCTCATCTTTGATGGGTTTAAGCAACTTGGACGCAGTTGGAAGCGCTAATCATGCTTACATGGAAGAGGAATTAAGTGATTATGCATATATACTTGATGCCAATCTTTATCAAATAGTTAAGCCAATTAAGTAGGACAAAAAATGCCAACAGGAATTTCAGTTAAATTGCCGCTAACTTACGACGAGGAAGATGGCCCATATCGTTTAACTAAAACTTTAAAAGAGACGGTCGCACAAAATTTTAAAAATCTTGTTTTAACTTCGCCCGGTGAAAGAGTTATGAACCCTGATTTTGGTGTCGGCTTATACGGACTTTTGTTTGAAAACGCCACAGAAGAAGTTAAATCAACATTTGCTGAGAGGCTATATCAACAGACCAAGGAGTATCTTCCTTTTATAAGTATAATTAATTTAGAGAGTAATTTTATAGAAAATAAGTGGGTTATTCAAATTGAATATTTTATCGATACGCTTGGTGTTTCCGATGCTCTTAATTTAAATTTAAACATGAATGACGCTGGATTAACTAGGTTGGCTGTAACAACGATTTAAGGAATGAGTAATAATGGCTGAAGAAAAAACTCCACCAATCAAATATACAAATAGAGATTTTGAAGGCATCAAAAGAGATCTCATTAATTATGCCAAAGTTTATTATCCGGATACTTATAAGGATTTTAATGAAGCATCGTTCGGCGCTTTGCTTTTTGACATGGTTGCATATGTTGGTGATATGCTTTCGTTTTATACAGACTATCAAGCCAATGAATCATTCTTGGATTCTGCCATTGAACTGAAAAATGTTGTGAGATTGGCAAAACAAATGGGATTTAAATTTCCCGGTGCACAAAATTCAAGTGGCATATGCGCCTTTTATGTTGTGGTACCGGCAGCCGAGGTCGGCTTGGGCCCGAATACAAATTTGATTCCTATATTAGAAAAGGGCACAACACTGGAATCAAAAAGTGGAGCAACCTTTACATTAAATGAGAATATTGATTTTTCGGATCCAGATGTGTTGACAGTCGTTGGCGATGTAGAAAACAGCAATCCAACCAATTATGTTTTAAAGAGTTATGGTAAAGTAATTTCTGGTAAAATGACTACAAAAGTAATTGATGTTCCGGAATATCAAAAATTTATGCGCTTAAAATTAGATGATGACGACATTTCTGAAGTTGTGTCTGTCTTCGATTATAAAGGTCATGAATATTTTGAAGTTGATTATTTGTCTCAAAACATTGTACATAAAATGGTCCGTAATATGAAGAGTGCTGACAAGGAACATGCACCTTATATTCTTAGAGAAATGATTGTGCCTCGCCGCTTTGTGGTGGAACACACGACAGACAAGGAAACATTTTTACAATTTGGTTTCGGTTCAAACGCCTCTCTTAAATTAAAAGAGTTCCCAGACCCATCTTCTGTCGTATTAAAACAACATGCCAAAGATTATTACAAAGATGATTCTTTGGATCCCAATTTGTTAATTGGCACTGATAAATTTGGGGTTGTCCCACCGGCCGGTGAACTAACCGTAACCTATAGACAAAATACGAGAGTTGATGTTAATGTTCCTGCTAGCTCTATTACATCGATTTCTAATCCTGTTATATCTTTTACAGCTACTGATATTACACCAACTGTGTATGACGGAATTAGGAGTAGCTTTGAAGTGGACAACGAGGAGCCTGTCGTCGGCCAAATAAGAGATTTAACCCCATCAGAAATTAGAAGACGAGCCATTGATGCTTATGCTGCACAAAATAGAGCAGTTACCAAACAAGATTACTTAAGCTTTATATATCGAATGCCTTCGAAATTTGGCGCTATTAAGCGGGCAAATGTTGTGCAAGATGTTGATTCGTTTAAGCGAAACTTGAATATATATGTTGTATCTGAAAATTCTTATAGGCACTTAATACAGTCGCCAACCACCGTAAAAGAAAATCTTAAAACTTGGTTAACCCAGTATAAAATGATTAACGATACAGTTGATATTTTACCGGCCCGCATAACAAATATTGGAATTGAATTTGAATTGGTCGGAAAATTAGATAAGGATCCTAATGAAATTTTAGTAAAGGCAATTGACACTTTAAAAGAAAGGTATTCTCAGCATTTTGCATTTGGAGTGCCATTTTATATTTCTGAAATTTATAGAGCATTAAACAACATTCCAGAAGTAATTGATACAACCATAGTACGAGTGATTAAAAAAACTGGAACTGGCTATAGCCAATCTAATTATGATGTAGAAGAAAACACTACTGGCGATAATCGATTTATAGTTATTCCTGAAGATGTAATTTTAGAAATTAAGTACCCAGATAAAGATATTATTGGAGTAGTAACTTAATGGCAATTAAAAGATTCATAGCTAATAAAGATACAACCATAGTTAATGCTTATAAGCAGAATTTAACTACGCGTGCCAGTTCTGCCAATATGGGCGCTGCTGATATATTAGAAACGTATACAGTTTATAAACAAGCTGGTACAGCATCGTCGGAGTTGGCGAGAATTCTTGTTGATTTCCCGGTTGGTGAAATTGCCGCGTCCCGTGCCGCTAACGATGTACCTGCTTCTGGTAGTGTTACTTGGTATCTTCGCATGTTCAACGCAGAGCACGCAGAGACGCTGCCTAATAACTATACGTTGCGTGTATCGGCAATATCTCAGTCATGGGATGAGGGCTATGGTCTAGACATGCACCAATATCTAGACCCGGGTGTTGATAATAGTGGCGAAGGCGCAACTTGGAATGCTAGAACAAAAGGTGCAGTAAGTCAGGGTTCGCTTTTGCTCGACGGCACCGCTGATTACGTCACAGTTTCAGATCACGATGATTTTACATTTAGTAATAACAGTGACAGCGACAGTGCTTTTTCGGTCAGCGCTTGGGTATATTTAGATGATTTAGGTGCGGCAACGCCTATTTTAACAAAGTGGAATACAACGTCTTCAAACAAGCGTGAGTGGCAATTAAATGTTCAAGTAACCACGGGCCTTGTCTTCTTCCTTTTATATGATGAGACCAACGTTGTTTACCACGAAGCAAAAACAACAACTGCTCTTAGTGCTGCAACGTGGTATCACATTACTGCGACTTATGACGGCAGCGGCGGCGCATCCGGCGGCAGCGGTATAAAAATATATATTGATGGTACATCAGATACTCTGACAGTTACAAACGATAGCTCTTATGTCATTATGCGAAATACTGCCGCTGATGTAATTATTGGTGCTGAAACAAGCGCCTCGACATTTTTTGATGGCAAATTAGACGAAATTTCTGTTTGGGACAAAGAATTAACTGCGGCAAATGTAACAGAACTTTACAACGACGGTTGCCCAACAGAGCTAAGATTCCATTCAGTTTATATAAGCTCAAAATCAAATTTGGTTGCTTGGTGGAGATTTGAAACTAAAGATGTAGAAACACAGGATTCTACTACTACAATTAAAGATCATTCTATTAATAGTCATGACGGCACTGGCACTTCTTTAGTTGCCGGTTCTTTATCAACAGCTACCCCCGCCGCGTGTGCAACTGAAGTACAATATTGGTTATATGCCGGCGGCACATTTGAAACTGGCTCTACTTTGGGCCAATCGACCACACAAGATTTTTCAAATGGCGATGAGGATTTAAAAGTTGATGTATCTCAAGTTGTGGAAGAGTGGCTGAAGTATAATAATGATTCTGCTACCGGCCGCGCCACTTATGGCCTAGGCGTTTATTTTTCTTCAACTCAGCAAACAGGAAGCCGCAGCTATTACACAAAGAAGTTCTATGGTAGAAATAGTGAATACTTTTTTGCTCGTCCTATACTTGAGGCGCGCTGGGACTCTTCGACAAAAGATAATGCTGGTAATTTCTTTTTAAGCAGTTCGTTGATGAATCAAACTGATAATTTAAATACAATTTATTTATATAACGTTGTAAAGGGCAAAAAGAAGGATATTCCTCGTCACACAAATAGTAACGACCCCATTTTTGTAAGTATTTATTCAAGCAGCGCCGGCGCCGCATCTGGCGGTAAAGCAATTACGTTGCCCCAAGGCGGGAACGTTGTTTCGGCTGATCATTGGGTTATAACCGGCGGCTGGGTCAACACTGGCACGTACTCAGCGTCGTTTGGATATACAAGCTCTGCGAATACAACAATTTATCCTGTTTGGCATACAATTACTTCATCTGCTACATATTCTGTATTTCAAACTGGCTCTGCAATTGCTGTTAATACTTTAAACGCTAGCAGCTATAGTCCGAACCGGCAATATGTTTCTACTATAACAAATTTAAAGCCAGTTTATTCTCGTAATGAAACAGCCAGATTAAGATTGTTTGTAAGAGAAAAAGATTGGAATCCTACTATTTATACAAAAGCATCGGCCACACCAACGACTTCAATTGTTGAAGATGCATATTTTAAAGTTATACGCCTAGTAGACGACTATGAAGTGGTGTCATATGGCACTGGCAGCTTGAGTCATACTCTTTTGTCTTACGACAGCAAGGGAAATTATTTTGATTTGGACATGTCAATGCTTGAAGCGGACTATGCATACGGATTTAAGTTTGCTTTTAAAACAAATGACAAGGTTGTTGAACAAGATGAAGTGTTTAAATTCCGGGTTGAATAAATGAGTTCTAAGAAACTTTTCGAATTACATAAATCAAAAGCTCGCTATCGTGGCCTAACAAAAGGCAATATAGAGCAGTTTACTCAAAAAGCTGAATCAAAACATTATGTTGATCAGTATGTGCGGGAAAAAGATGAATTTATTCCCGACATCGATTACAGTGATCCAAAGAACTTTGTAAAGTTTGGTTTAGCTACCAAATATTATGAAAATGCGATTAAGAGAATATATAATCAGTATCCATATGATGGTTCGTTGGCAGAAAAGCTTTTATTTTATAATGACTTAACTCCCTTAGAAAAATACATATACGATCATTTATACCCAAAATTTACTGGATTTGTATATTTGGGTGGCCTTACTGCCAGCGAGTATGATGCAGCGTCTGTTTTAAGTAATAAAAAGTTTGGTAAGACAGATACTTTACAATATATTACTTTTAATGGCGGCCCAAATAAAAATAACATATATGATGCTGATGTTGGCCAAGACAGCAATCTACAAATGGATTTCAACGTTGGGAACACCGTTGAATTTTGGATGAAGAAAAACGCCTTCGCTGGCGCCGCTTCTCCAAAAGAGGTTATTTTTGACCTTTCTAATTTTAATACAGATTTAGATGAGTTAGAAACCGATCAAAGAGACGCCAACTCCAACCCAAAGTATGGTAGATTAACATTGTTTCTCACCGGATCCGGTACCGGCTTTGCAAAGAATAAATTATTTGCTCACGTCGCTTCTGGGTCTGAGTGGGCTGCTGATGGCGCAGGTTCATATTTCGCATTTGATACTAAATTAACAACTATCGCCGATAGCAAATGGCACCATTATGCAGTTGTGTTAAAAAATACAGGATCCAGCAATGATGACGCGTTTGGTAAGCTGTATGTTGATAATACCTGCGTCTCAGAATTAACAAAAGCAGAAAAAGCCATTCAGGCTGTTACTGGCTGCATGCACGCCAACATTGGAGCGCTGTATGGTCGCTTTACAAATGATGCTGCAGGCGCCGGCGAAGTGTCTTCTATTGGATTTGGCAAGCTGTCTGCCTCTATTGATGAGTTTAGATTTTGGAAAACTGCGAGAACTTCAGAAGAAATTGGTAGAAATTATTTTGCCCCAATTGGCGGCGGAACAAATACAGATAGTGTAAAATATTATTATACAAGCAGTCTAAGAAACAATCCAGTTGATTTGGGCGTATATTATAAATTTAATGAAGGCGTTGTTGGTACTGCTAGCTTTGATTCAATTGTGCTGGATTATTCTGGTCGCGCCTCCAATGGTACTTTTGTGGGTTATGCTAGTAATTTGAGAACAACGGGTTCGGCATTTGTTTTATCAGATACTGTAAAAACAGAGAAGCCGGAACCCACGATTTATTCGCAGCACACAGACGTTGTCAACTTAAAAAATAATTTGCAAATCAGTGGCTCAAGTTACGATGCATTAAATAACGGTAGTCTATACAACACTCTTCCGCTTTGGATACGTATGGATGATGAAGTGTCCAACGAGGCAGAAAAATTATTACAGATATTAGCAAGTTATTTGGATACTCTATACGGACAAATTAGTGAAATTAATAAACTTAAAGAACCCAGATATGCAAAAAATTATGCATCGTCTTCAATATCTTCCCCGTCTTCAAAGCCGACTGCTTTTGCTTCGAAATTATTAAATTCTTTGGGCTTTGATACCCCAGAATTTTTTGTGGATGCCAGTGTTTTAAAATCAATATTTGCTCAAGACGAAAAAAGAGTTTATGAAGAAAAGATACAAGATCTTAAAAATTTGATGTACCAAAACATCTACAATAATCTTGTTTATATTAATAAATCAAAGGGCACAGAAAAAGCTTTTAGAAATTTATTTAGATGTTTTGGCATTGATAATGAAGTTTTTAAGATTAATATTTATGGTGATGATGTAGAATATACTTTTAATACTAGTTCTTATTGGTCTACAGCGACAAAGAAGAGTGTAATTGATTTTAGCGGAATTAGCGACTCAAGCCATAGGGAAGCTACGATATACCAATTTAAAAAAGAAGCTGCGCATCATCATGGATATATAACATCTTCGGCGAATGGTTATATGCCATTCACTGCAGAAGCAGAAATTGTTTTTCCAAATTATAGAAATTTAACCGGTTCTGTTCTTAATACTATTACAACAGCATCTTTATTCGGTTGTCATAAGGCGCTAGAAGATGCATCTAGTTTAACCGCGGACACTTCTACAGGCCCAGTTGGTGGCAGGCGAGATACAGGATTTCAAGTTTATGCTATTAAGGGCGCCGGCGGCGCCTCACATGAATATGGAAATGTTTATTTTCAACTTTCATCTTCGTGGTTTGGCAGTTTAACATCATCAGCATTTCCCAACACTGGCAGCAACGCTAGGGCATATGATGGCTCAAAATGGAATTTTGCTGTAAGAATTAAAAAGAACAATTATCCATATGTTTCGCAATTCGCGACTTCATCAAAAAAGTTACCAGAGCTTAAGCTTAATATTGATGGAAATACTGACAGTTGGATTGAATTTTACGGCGTCAACACCTATTTGGGCAATGTTGTTGGTGAATTTTATGTAACTGGCGCCCTTACTGGTGCGCAAGGTCATGCTAGCACATATATCGATACTGCTGGCCACTTTTTAACCGCCTCAAATAAAAGATTTTATGTTGGCGCCCATCGAGAAAACTTTACGGGCGACGTGCTGCAGAAGAGCGATGTTAAGTTCTCTTCACTTAGGGTCTGGAATGATTATTTGACAAACGATGAAATACAGTATCATGCCCGAGACCCTAGAAATTTTGGCAGAACAAACCCATATAAGAATAGCTTTGTATATGAAAGCGAGGCAAACAAAAGATATGCTAGAAGCGAAGACATGCTTCAGTGTACTGCCAATACTGATGGGAAATACGTTGAATTTACTATACCAGCTTCTTTCGGCGGCCTAGAAAGTGCGGTACGTCTTATTATAAAAACAACACTGGGTTCTCCATCTGCGCAACAAATTCATGTTAAACTTCAGGGCAGCACTAACGCCACGTTGGTCAAAGTTGCAGAGGCAATAAATGGCTTTGGCGATACTACGAATATTAAGTATGGCTCTTCTTTGTCCGCTAAAAAAGGTATACCCGGAATTTATACAGTTTCAGGGTCTGGGGCTACGAAAAGAACTGTTGTAGCTACAAACCCCGGCTGGGCCGGCCCCCCAAAAGACAGCGCCTTTGGCGACTCAATTATTAAGATTGCCGGCGGCGATGCAACTTTATTCGCCAAAAATGTGCTTGAAGGCGGCCACTTCGCTGCCAACAAACCTAGCAACGCATCGTCCGTTCCTCGATCGAATATATATTGGCCAAAAATCGAAACTTTGCTTCTAAATTGGGATTTTGAAAGCATAACTGGAAGCGCGCCCGGAGCCGGCACATTTTGGGTTGATTCTGTCGCCACTGCGTCGGTTTATCAAAGGACTAGATATGGAGTTCATAGTCACGCTCGCACTGGTAGTGCCTTAGCCGCTAGCGGCTCTTATACCGGCAAAGGATATGGTTTTGTAGCCAACAGTTCAGATGTTTATGATATTGAATTTATTCAGACGGCACGTCAACAATTGCCAGAAAATATACATTCCTCTGATATGATTAATATTTTGGAAAGGGACGACACGTATTTCACTAGAGAAACAAGACCACAAAAACATTTCTTTTCTATTGAGGCAAGCGCGTATGGCATAGTTTCAGAAAATATATTAAATTTCTTTGCTTCAATTGATGAGTTTAATAACTATATTGGTGATCCAATTCACATGTATCGCGACAGATACAAAGGGGTGGAAAAGCTAAGACAGCTGTTCTTTGAAAAAATTCAAGTAAATCCAGATATCGATAAATATGTTAGTTTGTACAAGTGGGTTGACGGAGCGTTAGACTCTGCTGTTGCTAATTTGATGCCCGCTTCGGCGAACTCCTCTAATGAAGTTAGATCAATTGTTGAAAGTCATATATTAGAAAGAAATAAATATCGCTGGAAATATCCAGCTTTTAGAACTTGGAATCCAGAAGCCCCTGTTCCGGGTAGAAAAGATAGGTCATGCCGACCCAGAGATGCTGTCAGGGATGTGTATAGAACAAAAACGATATCAACCTGTGAACAAAAAGCGGCCGCGGCCACAAACCCACCAATTGATTTGTGGAACCCATCGCAAACAGACGTTGAATATATTCAGCGTCATTGTCCAAGTTATGACGGTGGCGCGCCCGGCTCAGAAACAGTAACTAGCGGAAAGCCCGCGGCTCAAGCGCGCCCAGAAAGAAAATGTGGCTGTCCGGAAAGAATAATAAATAAAAAAGTCAATCCAGTAAAAGGAGATACTACTGGAGCAGATACGCTTAATACAGATTCCGCCGAGGATCCCGAAGGGCCAAGCGGCTTTGAAGAAGGGCTCATATACTCTGGCGAAAATGAGAGCGGCCTAGGTACACAACAAACCACCTTTAATACAAATGAACTTGATTGCCCGGAACCGCCTAAAATTAATAATGATCCGGATCTTATTGCCCCGCCAGTTATAAATAATCCAACGTGCGCAGAACAATATGTACAGTCTATGGGATATAACTTGCAGCATATAGAAACACAGCCCGGTAGTAATGAGTATATACAAATTCAGACTAAATGCCCACAGTGGAATTCAGACTCTGGGGATTCAGATACAGACCTAGGCGGCCTCGCTTCTCCTCTGCCCGGTTCTCCCCGCAGCCAGTCAAAAAATCCGTTTTATTGGAAGATGTTGGCAGAAAGAGATGATCCTGAACTACTTGCATCTGGTAAAAGGGGCGTGAACTCTACCAGAGTTCAGCTTCATTATAATATGAATGCTGATTACATTCGTAGCATGGGCAAACCATATTTCTTTTCAAGCCGAAAAAGGCAGACAATACATGGCGGCAGTAACGTAAGAAACCTAAGAAACAAAAATATAGATTATTATAGAGGAACATTTAAAGAATCTGATCGAGCAGCAAATATCGTTTTGGCCGGTGGCTGGTCTGCAAAAGATGGAATTTATGCGGCAATTAGTTCTTCAAGAAATCCTGTTGTTTTAAACTTAAAAAATGAAAAATATTTTGATGTTGATTTCGCTATTAAGTTTAAGCGCCGCGTACCGCTTATTTGCTATGATGGCAAGGATCAGGGCATGTGGTGGGCTGAACATGGCAACACAACCTCTTCAGATATTCCCAGAATGTATGGCCAGGAGCGCTTACCATTTTCTGTATACAGTTCTTCAGTCGAAAGTGGATACCAAGCAGATTATTTTGGAAATCCGAATGCTGCGACTTTAGGGCCTTCAACTATTACTGGCCGCCGCCCCGTTATCGATCAAAACTTTGCGATTGAAAATATCCACGATGATGTATATGGGCCGCACTATGAAGTGCCAATGCAGGGTCTTTTCACCGAAGAGCATGTTGGCGGAAAACAAAGTAGGCACGGCCAATTGCTTTATACTGGCTCTATTGTAGAAAAGAAAGAAGCATATAGGATTAATGTTGATACTACACGAAATATTATTTCATTGCATAATCCGCGATTTATTAATAACACAACATACAAGAAGGATCGCCCCTATTCAATTTATTTTAGAGATGAAATTGCCAAACGCCCTGTTAATATTAAAAATGTCAGAAGCTCTCAATATTCATTAGCCAAGGGTGCAACTAATCCCACGCAAGTTGGAAAAATTGGAAATTATAAAAATATTTATGAGATAGTTTCAACTACTGATAGAAGTGTAAACAATAGACATATTGTAAGAAATGGAATTCCTACTACGTCTTCTGTAGATTCGGCGTACTTCTCTTCTTCACCGTTTTCTGTTGCTGTAAAAGAATTTGCATTTTTAGATAGAACTGGTTCGATTGGAACGGGAAGTCATAAGCACATCATTGTTTCTAAGTTTTCTAATCGCAGCGGGCCGGCCGTTGAAGGCGAGGGTTATTTAGATATTGAATCAGCACAGTATTCAGTGTATAATGCGCTGCCATATTCAAATTTAAATGTTAGGTTTGGCCTTAACGAACTATACAAAAGACACTGCGGCCCTCAAGGGTTTGATTCGTTTCACGAAACAGATACAGAAGCATTTTATGATAAGGCAACTGGTTCTTTTCACAAAGTACAAAGAAATACTATAAGGAGAGCAAACACCGAAGAGATAGTCCAAAAAGATCGCGCTGGAATAATAACCAGCACAACTTCATTTGAAAATTCTTATGATAATAAATGGGTAAGCCACCAGATACCAAGAACGGACCTACAATATAGTTGGATCCGCGATGCTTCTGTTTTAAATTTTGGTGATGCACCTAGCGGTTCGGATGGATTACAGGTATCGTCGGCTCTTCAGGACACTTCTTCTGTTACATCATTGGCGCTGCAACCACTATATGGATTTAATTATCCGCAAACCGGCTCACTTTTATTTGTGTCAGCAAGCGAAGAAGAGGTCCAAACAGCAACGGCGGTCGTTCAGGTCGACTTTGTTCAAGGCAATTATATAGTTGCTCCTAGTATCGATGAAGCTAGCAACTTATTAAAAGATTCCAGTAATTCTGCACTTGGCGATAATTTATTCAGACCAAACGCGCCCACCGCGGCAAAGACCGCGCAAGGAAAGATAATATTAAATAAATATTTAAATAATTTAAATGGTCCATATGGTTATCCTTCGTGGAAACAAATAAGGACCGGCGAACATCCAGTTGCAAGACATCTTAAAAATAGCAACTTTTATGAGTCCGGAAAACCACAAGCCATGCCAAAAGCTGCGTTTACAATTACTCGGCTAACACAATCTGCAGTTACGGCAAAGCACAAACCAGTAGTACAAGAAGTTGAAGATGGCACTATAGTAAAATATGGTTTCGGCAATAACCAACACTTCTTTGGAAAAACATATGATTCTGTTTCCAATAGAATTAATGATTTTAATTCTGAATTTGATGTAGATCCAAACGAACCTTATGACACTTCATTGTTAGAACAAGCCCGGGGCTATGTGAGATATTCAGAAGTTGTTTGGCCAAAAGATGAAAATGTTTTCAGAAAAAAGGCCCGGGCCAAAGAATTTTATGAATTGGGGTGGGACGATGATGTTGGTACCCGAATTAAAAAACACACCTCTGATAGTGCAATGGGGACTCAAGGTAATCTTTATTTTGGTTCAAGTTGGCCTATGGATACTGAACAATCCTGGCCGGGGACTACAAGAGATAATTCTGGTGAGTTAATGCAAATTGATAATTGCGATCAAGCAACTAGAGTATATAATGCTTGCCATGTTCCAACTGGTTCAAATATGTATGTTTTCCCTAGATATGGAAGAAATCTTGGCAATTGCCGGCCATTTTCTTTGGTTCACAAGCAGGCAGGCACCGGAGCATGGTATAATTCATATGATGAGTATAGTAAAGAAATTAAATTATTAGGACAAGATTATTCAATTATACCTGAATTTACGATTTCACAATTTATTCGTAGTGTCGGCACTAGTTCGGTAGCTACAATAACTCACGAAGCCGCCTTTGATTTTTTCCAGAATATATACGAACTAGAAATAACTGGCACAAACCCGCGAAATGAATTTACCCGAGAAGAATTTTTAGAAGCGTATAGCCACTCTGATGAAATGGATCATATAACAACATTTAAGGAAAATTTAGGTGAACCACAGGCAATATCATTAAAGTTTGATGGAATATTAAAGTTGCGACCTAAAAAGGGTTTCTACCCAGTAGAGAGAACTTTGCAATTGGCACAAGAATTTTCAAGATCTTTTGCTCCAAATACAACGACCAAAGGAACACAAAGAACTTGGCGCACTGCTTTGAGTCCTTTTTATGCTCCGGGTATTATGTACAATTCAATTAAATCTGGTATAGCTGTCGATTATCCGATTGTTGATCGCGAAACATCTGGTGCTCTTGGCGCAAACAGGCACGAATACCGGCCCGTCTATGGCGATCACACTTATAAGAAAAAATTACCATTTGAATCCATTATAGAGCCATCTTTTTATATGCTCCGGACCCGAGGAATAATGGCCGGCGAAGGCGCCGCAGATGATGAATATGATGTAGTCGGTGGGAAAGCTTTAGAGGTATTATATGATTATGATCCTGAATTACCATTAGATAGTACGGCATCTATTTTTGGCACGGATGGCGTATATGAATTAGCCGCACATAACTTTTTTGCTGAAGTGCCCGAGTTCTTTTTGGAAAAACGCGGCCCAACATCATTCAGACAAGCTAGTTCTGTAAAAGAAACTGGCGTAAGTAAGATTGTGGAAGTTACAGATGGTGGCAGTCATTTGACGCGAATTGTGTCAAAACCAGAAGAACAATGGAATTTTGGTGGAGAAAAGAATATTGTCTTTACTGCTGGTGGGATCGAGCGCGTTAGAAAGTGGTCCATGGATGTTATTTTAAGAAAATCAGATAACTTTACAATGCACGATAATCCAAATTATTTTGGCCATTGGCCTCACATTCATCACCTTCCGCCTTATTATACACTTGGCAATAGCGCTAATGAATTATTAGGCCCGTCTGCGCGCGTCGGAAGAACAAATGCTGGTGGCGCTTTGACAGAGACAAAATTATATTGTCCAAATTTAAGTAGTTCCCCTGCTATTTTCTTAACTGGTGCGATTACACACAATGCAAATAAAGCAGGTGTAAGAATTGTTTTTGATCCACAAAAAATTGCGGACGAAGATCCTGTTAAATTTAGAAGTGGTAAATTTACTTTAGACGATATTATGGCAAACAGCAGCGTTGATTATATAAATTTGCATATAGAAACTATTTGGAGGGGAATTCATGAACAATCTGGCTCTGGGTTTATGCGCTTAACGTCCAGCATGAATCTATTTAATAAAACGCCAAATAATCAGTGGTCTATTGGGACAAAGTGGGAAACTCCAGTATTAAACTTTGCCAACGTTGAAGCAAAACACAGCAGTTCACTTGAAGATTCGCACACAGGAACTCATCAAGAGGCGGGCATCGTTGCCGGCGCGAAGGCATTTAGAGGCATGTGGCATCAGTATGGAGCAATTCCACAAACCGGATCAGGATTATTTTTAAATGTTCTTCCATCAGAATTTTCATTAAACGAAAAAGAATTAACCGGTTCATTAGCGGACGCATGCGGATTTAGCATTAAGTCAGAAAGAATCGGCGAAATAGCAAAAAAGAAAATAATATACGAAGGCATATGCGCTATTCCATTTGTTACTACACTAGACGGCGAGGAGAGGTTTTTTAATATTCCGTTGGAACAATATGAACGTTATTATAAAGCTATACAAAATGATGAAGCGGTGACTAATTCAATTATGGATATGATTTATAAAATGCAAAAATATGTCATTCCTCCAAATTGGGATTTTACTAAATTTAGAAAAATTAATAATAAGCCAATTTTAACGCCGCCGGATTATAGACCTGTTAAGAGTCCATTTGCAATGTATATTCTTGAAATGCGTTCTCAACTAAATACAACAGATTTGCAAAAAGTTTGGCAAGGAGTGTTACCAGACATTGGTGTTATTGCTGAAAAACAACAGACAACGATAGACCACCCCATTAAAGATGGAGAGCTAATTTCTCCTAAAATCCTTCACAACATGGGCTTTAAAGGTAAATTGCCAGAAGATATAAGATGGAAAATGTTTAAAATTAAAAAACGTGCCGCTAATAATTATTTTGAGATGTATGAAAATAATATAGGCGACCGCGTCGGACCCGCCCCAGCAAAAGAAAGTTTCCATTTTACTTTTAATTGGCCATATGATTACTTCTCTTTAGTTGAGACAGGCAAACTAGAAGTTAGTTTGGAGTTTCATAGTGGTTCGATTGCAACATCGACGCCACTCACATCACCGGCGCTGGCACCGGAAGAATAGGGAATAAATAATGTCATTTTTTGATAAAAAAGAAGATGTGATAGATTTGGTTCTCACCAGAAAAGGAAGAGAATTGCTTTCGAAAGGTAAATTTATACCAACACATTATGCTTTCTATGATGATGAGGTTATTTATGATCAAAAATATGCTGATCCGGATAGTGGTGAAAAGCAGAATGAGATAGTGCCAAGAATCAAAGATTCGCTTTATATTAAAAATCAAAATGAGTGGCATGCCGCCGTTCGAAGCGAAAGGTCTAGAAACAATCTGCCTAATCTTTTAAAGGAGCTTGGTAAATCATCTACATTTAAAAAATATAAGCCGGCTTGGCAAGTTGATGTTGTCGAGGGTATAATAACCGGCTCGACAGCAAATGGAAAACGCGTTGAGCATATACCATTAGAATATAGTGGTTCGAATCAACAATATGAAGACAAGCATATTGATGTCAAAATTCCACAATTAAATCTAATATGTGATTACGATATACATTACCTTAAGGGTTCTGAGGCAGTCGACCAAAATAAGGTACCTTTATTTCAAGACCCCGAACACACACAAGTTTTAATGTTGCGCAAAACCTCAGATGATATCATATTAGAAATAATAGAAGAGAATGCGGAAGATACAAAAGACAATTTTAAATTAGAAGTTTTTGAATATATTTATGGCAATCCTAAAGCGGTTGGAACAAAGCAGCGCTATCCCGTTCAAGAACTTAATAAAAAATTCTTTTCTAGTGAAAAGTATGGTGAAGAATTTGTAGAATACTTTTTTAACGTTGAAACGGACGACGAAGTAGATAACAAAGTTGCGATTAAATATATTGACAATTCAGATATTATGAAAACTTCTGAGGAGGATATATGTGTAACGCCAGAAAAAGCAGCAACTATTACTGCCGCGCCCGCAATTGCACCAGCCGCGGCCGCCGCCGCGGCCGCACCACCGCCGCCACTTAAAGCAAAAGTTGGTTCTAAATGTGCTAAAAATTCTGATTGCGCTTCTGAATATTGTGGTACCACAAAAGCTGGACTCAAAAAATGTATGCTTAAAACCGGCGGAAAATTCTTGTGTAAAAGCAATTTAGATTGTCCTGCTTGGGCTAAATGCATAAAAGGAGGTTGTGTGCTGGCTGGTAAAGCCGCCGCCGCCGCGGCAGAGGAAAAAAAAGAACAAACGTTTGAAAAGGCCGAAGCAACGGAAGAGCAGGTTAGTGGCAAAAAGGAATATTGGTGCAAACCCGGCACCCCTGCAGGCCAACCCGGTGGTTGTGATAAGGGCTATAAATGTATAGATACTGATGGCCCGAAGGGTACATGTGAAAAAATCAAAGTGCGCGAGCAACAGGTCGATGATGGGAAGGGCGTTCCCGTGGATCAGGTGTCCTGGGGCATCGAAGTATTTAAATGCAAGAGCGACAAGGAGTGTATATTGCCAGGCCAAGCTTGCAATAAGGGTGTTTGTGGTGCATATAAAAAAGCCTCCCAAAATCCGGGCCAAAAATGTGGAGCAGATTGGCATTGTAAATCATTAACACGACAAGTACCTAAAGATCCTAGCAAGGACGACTGGAGGAATGGTGATTTCAAATATTTCAAATATTCAGAAAGCAACGGCGACAAAATAATAAGCTCATGTATAAAAGGAGTTTGTAGTAAATATGATGCAGCTAAGACAATACTCCCATGGCAGTCGTTTGCCGGCCCATATTATGTCCGTCGTTTTCCTTGCCCGGAATTGAAAATATCAGGCATGCCCGACGCAGGCCCGAAACACAAGAAATACAAAAAATACGCAATGTGGAAAGAAACACACCCATCAACTAAACTCCGTCAATGGTCGCTTGAGTGGGCGCCGCTTCATCGATGGGAACAGTATAGACTCAGAAACAGCCCTTTGGACGACGTTCTTGGCCTCCCCGCCGGCAATTGTTGTACAAAAGGGCCCATGGCGAAACTCGTTAATAAAGATAAATGCGTCGGGATTGTGAAAATTAAAGTAAATAAATTTGATGATGGCCCATTTAAAAAAGCAGCATTTGATGATAAACCAAATGCAGATATGTATGGTACGCCCCTTGAATGTAAACAACACTCTGATTGTAAAAACTATCCGGGCTACGTTTTGTACAAGAAGCCGTATGCATGCGTAAAGGGAATGTGCATGCCCAACCGTGTGCCAGAAGAAATGTCTTGTTTCAAAGATGAGCATTGTGCGTCTGGAACGTATACGTCGAATTCAGTTGCAGAGTTCGACGGCAAAGATCTTACGTTCTTCTTTGTCAACAATCCGTTAAAGTCAAAGTGCAAAAACAACAAGTGCGCTGCCGCCGGCGCCAAAGGCGATTCATGTGTACACGGCGGGCCGGCT